ACCTCTAAGGCATATAGTAAAAACCAAAAAGACGATAAAGGTAGAATACTTCCATTAGGCTCTGTAAAAATTAAGTTGCACCCAAATTCTTTAATAGGGAATGTACGAGCTCACTATGCTAGACCTTTATTCACTAACTTTAGAAATATACCATTACGAGGAGAACATGTAGTTGTTTTTGAGCTCACTGGATTTGATGGTACAGATGCTCCAAATTTAGATAAAGTACTATACTACCTTCCTTTACCTATTAATTCAACTAATGATTCGGTAATAAATCAAATACCACACGCTTCTAATAGATCTAAATCATCTGATAATAAACCTGCACCCCCTTTCGTTACTCCCGGAAACACCTTCCCTAAAAGACCTTATACTGCTAACTTTATGCAGCCCTTTGAAGGAGACACTACTTTTACCGGTAGAGGTGGTTCATCTATAAGACTAGGTATTGGGTCGGGTCCTCATCCACAACATGAAATTCAACCAACATGGAAATCTGGGAAAGCTGGAAATCCAATAACTATAGTAGCTAATAAACCCATAGGACCAAGTAAACCATTGCCTAACGAAGTAAAAGATATACCAAATAGAGAAATAAAAGATTCATTATCCTACGCTATAGAAGACGCAGCTAATGATTTCTCTACTACTTATTGGACTTCGGATCAAGCGTTATCAAGATTTGTTTCTGTTAGAGCATGTCCTTCTCCTTTGTCTAGTATTCCAAGTTTCAATAAAGCTCAATCGGCTACAAATGCAGACAGGATTGTAATGCAAGCAAAGACAGACCACATGATGTTGATTGCAAAGAGAACAATGTATTTATCTGCTTCAAAAATACGATTAACTACAGATGAGCATGATGTAGATTTTGATAATCTTGTAGATTTTGTTTTAGACTTACATAGCGAATTACAATTATTAGCTAGCGCCGGAGGTATAGTTACATCGCCTACTGGGGGACCTTCTTTAGTTTCCCCACGGCTACCTAGTATAGTATCATTAAGACCTAAGTATACTATAAATCCCAATAGAGGTGTTTGGAATACAGTCTGTTCTCAAAGTTTTCCACAACCCCGCGCGTTACCTTCTAATTTTAAGTTAGGAACTGATGGATTATCTAGAGTAGCTCCTACAGGCTTTACAAATAGCATACCGGGAATGGACGGTAAAACAGGAGGTTCTATAACAGCATCTCCTGATATGCCCGGAGGTACTGATTCTACTACAAATTCAATAGGTAATCCATCTGTCGATGTACCTACTTTTTCTATTAATCCTAAAAACGCTCTACCCAAAATAAAACCGCCGGGAACTCCCGAAGGTGCTAGTAATTCTAATACAGAGCCTATTCCGGAAGTTAGTGGCAATCCAACAGAACCTGACGGCACTCCATCAAATATACCCGGTACTCCTCAAGGTGAAGGTACATCTCCATCGTCCGGTGAAAACGGAACTCCTGGAACTCCCGGAGGGCCCGGAGAGCCTGGAGCAGGTAATCCATCTAGCGCTCCCGGAGAACCCGGTGGGCCCGGTGGGCCTAACGGACCGGGAGGTCCCGGATCACCCGGCACTCCATTTAATCCGGAAATTGATTTAATAAACATACCAATAGATTATATATACCCTGATGGAAAATGTTACGGACATTTATTTAAGATAGTTTCTATTCTTAAGAGTAAAAGAACTTCAGCGATAGTTTCTGACGTTGTTTATTTAATATTAGTTATAAAAGAAGAATGTAAACCTGGTTGGTATATAGTAGGAGATAAATTTAAGTATAACACAGACATAGAAAAATTACTTTCGACTAATTTATTTATATTAGAAGAATCTATGCTTGTAGAAAAAAAGATATTAGTTAATTCCGACTGTATAAGAAAAGAACTAGAAGTTACTTTATACGAAGATAATTACGCTCACTTATCTCACGAATTAGTGGATTTAAATAAAATAGTAGAAGTTAATTTTTAAATTTATTATGCGGTTTAAATATTTATTATAAACATGGACAAGAATTCGCTTATAAAATACTTAGTAAAAGAAATATCTCAAGAATTAAAGAAAGAGATAAAATCTATAATAAAAGAAGAATTTAATAATCTAAATAATAGAACTACAAATAAGGTAGTAGAGAATACTTATGCTAGAGAACAAAGACCAATTAAATCTAACAGCTCTTTAGACTCTCTTTTATCAGGAACTACGCCCTTTAACAGCTCTGACATGGAATATGGTCCTTCAGCAACTACAGAAAACATAAATTTCTCTAATTACTCATACGCAAACGAACCTGTAATTGATATGGATGGTAAAGTAGTATTACCTTCATCAGAAGGAGGTAATTTAATGAGTAAATTACTTTCTAGAAATTATACTCCGGTACTTAAAAAAGCGGAAAAACTTAAATAATGGCTAGAATAATATATAAGGCATATCCACCTGATACGGAACTAGATAAAGCCGTTGGTATTTTACTACCTTTTAATAGAAATACATTTGTTAAGAGTGCTTTAGAGGCTTACAATAAAAAACCTTCAAGAGACGTAGGACCCTTTAAACTGTCTTACACTACTGAAGATCAGGCAATTAGTAATTTAATAAATCTACTAATGACTCGAAAAAGCGAAAGGTATATGCAACCTAATTTTGGTACAATACTTAGAGATTTTGTCTTTGAGCAAAACAGTTCGTTCAATAGAGGTTTTTTAGAATCTTCCCTACAGGATGATATTGGATTTTGGCTCCCCTATATAGTCCTCAAGGATTTAAGTGTAGGTATCGGAGGTAATCAAAACTACGGGTATTCTGAGCAAGAAAATTCAGTTAATGTGAGAATAACATTTTCCGTTACAGAACGAGGTGCTAATAGAACAATAATAATCTATAATTCGGGTAATGATTTAGCCGCTGAAATATTATAAAAATGAGTAAAAGAAGTAATTTAATTAGTAAGGATGTAAAATATGTAAATAAAGATTTCGGAGAATTCAGACAATCTTTAATAGATTTTTCTAGAAATTACTTTCCTGATACATATAATGATTTTAATGAGGCATCCCCAGGTATGATGTTTATAGAACTAGCTTCTTATGTAGGAGATGTTCTATCATTTTATACAGATATTCAGTTAAGAGAATCCTTACTATCTACTGTACAAGAAAAAATAAATTTATACAATATTGCTAATTCTTTAGGATTTAAGCCATCCTTAATTACAGGAGCTTCGGCAGATTTAGATATCTACCAAGTAGTTCCCGCTACTGGAACTGGACCTAACAACAAACCTGATTTCAAGTATGCTTTATCTATAGATTCTAGTTTAGTAGCTTCAAGCGGAGAAAATATAACATTTAGAACAATCGAATCTGTCGATTTTAGATACAGTTCTTCTTTAGACCCCACCGAAATATCTGTTTATTCTATTGATAATACGGGAGAAGTAGAAAATTATCTATTTAGAAAAAAAGTAAAAGCAGTATCCGGAACTATTTTATCAAGACAATTTAGTTTTGCATCGCCTAAACCTTACGATAAAATTACATTACCTGAAACTAATGTTCTTGAAATATTAAGCGTAACAGATTCAGATGGGAATAAGTGGTATGAAGTGCCTTATTTGGCTCAAGATACCATACCAATTCCTGTACAAAATTTACCACATAACGACCAAAATTTGTCTCAATACAGAGATTCAGCACCTTACCTACTAACTTATTTACAAACAGAAAGAAGATTTGTAACTAGACTTAGATTAGATGATAGGACTGAAATACAATTTGGTGGTGGTGTTAGTAGTGAAGTCGATGAAGAAATTGTACCTAATCCTTTTAATGTTGGATCCGGCTTAAATTATTTTGAAAGAGTTGTTGATTTAAGTATATCCCCGGAGAATTTCTTATATACAAAAACTTATGGTTCAGCCCCATCCAACACTACTCTTACAGTACAATACGCTATCGGTGGTGGTATTCCGGATAATGTCTCTGCAAATTCAATAACTACTATATCATCAATAAATGTACTAACCCCTTTAGGTGCCTTAGATTCTACTTTATATAATGCATCTGTAGGCTCTCTTGTCATAAACAACCCAGAACCTGCTAGAGGAGGTATATCAGATAAGCCAATAGAAACTCTAAGAGAAGAAGCTATAAATCACTTTGCCTCTCAAAACAGAGCAGTAACAAAAGATGACTACATGGTCAGATGCTATACTCTACCGCCTAAATTTGGAGCAGTAGCTAAAGCCCATATTGAAAGAGATGCGCAAACTAGAGCTTTCGGAACTTTTGATTTTATCCCAAATCCACTATCACTTAATTTGTATTTATTAGGATACGATAATAATAAGAACTTTACTCCTTTAAATATGGCAGTAAAAATGAATCTTAAAAATTACCTATTACAATACAGAATGTTAACAGACGCTATAAACATACGAGATGCTTTTATCATAAACATAGCCGTAAGTTTTGAAATATTAACATCCCCTACATATAATTCAAATGAAGTTCTTTTACAATGCCTATCTAATCTCAGAGATTATTTTTCTAATGATAAAATGCAGATAGGTCAACCTATTTATATAAGCGAAGTTATGTGTTTAATTAAAGATGTACAGGGAGTGAAAAATATACTAGCATTTGATATACATAATAAATATGAGGAGAGCGAAGGATACTCCGGTAATTATTATGATATAGCTACAGCAACAAGGAATAATATTCTATACCCGGCATTAGACCCTTCAATTTTTGAAGTTAAGTTTAAGAACAGAGACATATTAGGAAGAGTAGTAAATCTAACATAAAATGCAGTATTCAGTATATCCAATAAGAGATGCCACTATATATGAAGGAAAACCTGATTTAAATTCAGGTTTAGATTCAATAATAGAGTTAGAAAAAATATCTAGTAATGTTGCAGATGCTAATGATATTTTCTATAATTACAATTATAATTCTAGGATATTGCTTCAAATAGATTCCATCGAAATAAATAAATTAATTCAGAATGGAACTGTAAAAAAATCAAGTAAATATTATTTGAACTTATTCTCGGCACAAGCTGATAATTTAGCCTTATCTTATTCTTTATATGCATATCCTGTTAGTGAATCTTGGAGTCAAGGAAAAGGTTATTACAATTCTTCTCCTCAAATTAAAGATGGAGTTTCATGGACTTATAGAAATGGCTCTTTTGGTACAACGGGTAAAAAGTGGACTTCCGGTTCATTTGTTGCGGGAACTACCGGTTCATACGTAACACAAAAAGGAGGTGGTACTTGGTATTATCAAAGTGGTTATGTCGCATCTCAATCTTTCGACCAAGAAAGTCCGGATGTAAGAATGGACATCACTAACATTATTCATAAATGGATTTCGGGTTCTATTACCAATAATGGTCTCATCATAAAAAGAAGTGATAATGATGAGAAAAGTTGTGATGTGATGGGAGCGGTCAAATTTTTCAGCAGGGAAACTAATACTATATTCATCCCAAGATTAGACATTGTATGGAATGATGCAGACTTCTCAGGAACATCATCATTCTCCCAAGTACCAAACGAA